GCAGATCATAGGTATTCATGGAAAGCTCAGGAACACCAAGAACAAGGTGTCCATCCCTTTCCGAGAGACTACGTTCAGGCTCATGTACGATGAGGGCCTAGACCAGTACGAGGGGCTCTTAGACTTCCTTGTTTTGGACGGACTAGTGCAGCAGAGTGGAGGTTGGTTCACTTTCGGTGAGAAGAAGTTCCAACGTAAGTCCTTTTATGAAGGGTTCTTAGGTGAGGAGTTTGCCGAACTTCGCAAAGTAATCGGTGTTTGACGTTGAAAGTATTTAGAGAGGTGGTATAATATGGCATACGAAAGAGACCTGAGCCGACTCGTTACTGGCTCCATCGACGCCTACTTTGGGCGCAACACCCAACCAAAGAAAAAAACCATGACTACCACGATCATCAACGAAGACATGCTCCGTCGCAAAGCTCCCGCCGTTTTCGCTACGAGCCCTAACGAAGAGCGTACTTCTGACCGATACACCTTCATCCCCACCACCAGTGTCATTGAGACGCTTCAAGAGGATGGATGGGAAGCTTGGGACGCCAATCAAGTTCACTCCCGCAAGTGGAGCGATATGCACGCCAAGCACATCGTCCGTATGCGCCGCCAGAAGGAAGAGGAGCGCACCAAAGTCGGTGACAGCTTCGTCGAGCTTTTGATTGTCAACAGCCACAACGGGCTCCAGGCATACAACCTGCACGCGGGCATCTTCCGCATGGTTTGTTCTAACGGTCTCATCATCGGTGATGAGAACTACGGTAAGGTTAAGGTCAAGCACATTGGTTACTCTCCTGACGAGGTTATTTCTGCTTCGCAGAAGCTTGTCTCCTCAACGAACGATCTTTACCAGACGCGCGACAACTGGATCAAGCGACCCCTTAGTATGCAAGAGCGGAACAGCTTCTTCGCTGATGCTGCTGCTCTACGATGGGAGAGCCCTCACCAGGACACGATCAATCAGGTGGGCAAGCCTCGCCGCGTACAGGACGACAAGATTGATCTCTGGTCTTCCTACAACGTGGCTCAGGAGAACCTGACCCGTGCTGGTTGGATCGACACTAAGACACGCCGCAAGGCCCGCAAGATCACCAGCATCTCCCGTGACGTTGAGCTTAACAGCCAACTGTGGGACCTTGCGGCTAACTACGCCAACAACTGATAAAAAGTTTGCGACAATAACCCCCTTCCTACCTAGATATATTGAGGGCTTCGGCTCTCACTTCCAGAGGAGGGGGGTTTTTCCCCCGTCGCCTCCCTCCTCGTTTTTTATCATGGATGAATTTAGAGTTCCCCTGTTGGTAGATAGCAACGGCCTGTACATTACAGAAGCCCAGATGCTTTTTTGGATTAACCAAGCGGGTGGAGAAGAGTCCTACACTGCTGGTGACCCGCAGTTCATGGAATACTACAAGAACTGTTGTATGTATAACCTTATCTATGATATGATGGATGAAGACCTTTCCTGTGCTTCTATGTATTGGGACTCCGCGAAGGAAGAGGTCGCTTTGTCTTTCCCTTTAGAGGGTAAGGTATCTAAAAAGTTATCAGAAATAACTTTTTCTTATGATTTAGATGACTCCGAAGAGGACGAAGACTTCGGTATTTTTTAGCATGGCTGACACATTCAAAAAGAACTTTGATGACGATATTCACGATCAAGTGAATGCTAGACGAAACAACCGCAGAAAAAGTAAGGTAAAGCTTAAGACCTTCTCCTATAATAAAGAGACTGAAGATTCTTGGGACATCGCGGAAGAACTTGATGATGATCAGGATTTTGAAAAGTTTTCTAAAAGGAGATAACATATGGCTATGAATTGGGTATGGGGCGAAAAGAAAAAAGCTCTTAAAAAGGTTGAGGTGGAAACAATTAACATTCCGAAACCAAAGAAAGATACACGTTTGTCTGTTCGAGTGGAAGTTGATGTAAATCATCCAGAGAATGTAAAGGCGTTCTCCGCTATACTAGACTCTAAAATTCAGTTTATCATGCCAGAAGGAGTCAACGTACACTCCGCTAGAATTATGGATATTGACGTACAATCATGAATATTTTAAGCAACGAACCTTTAGGTTGGAAGCCTTTTGGATTAACTTTAACACTAGGTGAGTGGGATAATTTGGTTAATTGGTATCTAGAAAAACACTTCTACGAACTAGATACTAAGGAGGAAAGCTAACATGCCTTCACCTTATGTACCCAAAACCTCGCACCTGAGTCCTACTAGGATTCAGAAGCTTGCGAAAGATCTGATCTCCGAAGCCAAGGATGATCGTGAACTTGCGTTAAACACGCATAGGTTCTTTCGGCAAATGGTAGACGAGAACCCTCAGGACTCTACCGCAAAATCCCTTATGGTGGATTGTCTAAAAGTCGCACAGGCTTCCAAAAATAATGTGATTAAGATTCTCAATCTTGTAGTAAAGATGGAAGAATTTACATCCACAGACGTTGGAAAGACCAAAGCAAACAAAGGAACAATGAACTCGACCTTTAGCGACCTAGACAATTTATTAAATGAGTGATTCAAGCAAAAACGTATACAGGGCTGTTTGCCGTGACCTTAACACTGTTCTTCTAATTAAGGGTATGACCCTAGAAGAAGAGAAAGCTCTTTACTGGACTATTAAGAAGCGAGTCCGTGAAGCTGAGACTCCAGTCAATCTAGAAGATTACAAGAAGTATCTTGTTACTAAGTTTGTCATTGACATGGATACAATCATGAGCCAAGTACAGGGTTCTGACATGTATGAGGAGGAAGAGATATATGATATCGTTTACGATCACATTGTATCTCTTTACCCAAACTTCTCAATGTCATTCATCTGCACAGATCTTAACTCAGCTACATTCATGACGGGGCTGGAAGACTCCTCCTTGTTTGATCGCCTTAAGAAAAGTCTTGATGGAGAAAAAGATGATCAGGACATTAACCTTTCTTCTCTAGAAGATATTAATTCAGCAGAGAAAGCGTTCAAGAAGAACCTTCTAGGCCAGGATCAGGCGATTGCTAGTGTAGTTAAAGCTCTAAAGCTTACAGCTACCGGACTTTCGGAAGGAACCTCATTCTTGTTTGTTGGTCCTACTGGAGTGGGTAAGACAGAGCTTGCTAAGATTCTTGGAGAGAAGTATAGTGGAAACTTCTACAAGGTCAACTGTGCTGAGTACGCTGGGGGCCATGAGTACGCCAAGCTCATTGGATCGCCTCCTGGCTACGTTGGTCACACGGAGAAGAGCCTGATGGCTGAGAAGGCCGAGAAGAGCAGCCGCTGGGTGTTCCTGTTCGACGAGATCGAGAAGGCCCACCACAAGCTCTACGACTTCCTCCTAAGCCTTCTGGATGATGGGACATGCACAGACAACATGGGCAACGTCCTAGACTTCTCTCAGTCGCTCTTTATCTTCACTTCCAACAAAGGTATCGTGGAGTCTAAGAAACGCCGTGTAGGGTTCACACAGAACGACCCTACGGAGTCTGAAGAGAAGGACCTAGTTAAGAGTTCCGTGAAGGGGCACTTCAGCCCTGAGTTCATGAATCGGATTGACGAAGTAGTGGTATTTAATCATCTGACAAAGAAGGATGTTCGTAAGATCGCTAGACTCCAACTAAGTAAGCTACCCATTCAAATTACTTCGCCTTTGGTGGATTATGTTGTAACGCACGGTTTCTCCCGTGAGTACGGAGCTAGGAACATTGCGCGTTTCATTAAGAATAATATTTCGGACAAGCTTGCGGATGCAATCTTGAACAGGAAGGTCCCCAAGAAGGAAGGAGAGTATTATTCTCCCAAGGTGACAAAGGATGGAGTGAAGATCTACGATGTCAAGAATTTCGAAGCTGACGCTTGAAATGCTCTCTTGAGTGAGGTATAATAGATCGTCCAGGAGTAGCCAGCGGGTAACTGCGGCTGTCAGAACATAACTCCTGGATGTAACAACAACCACCTCCTGTAGCTCAGTGGTTAGAGCAATGTTCTTATAAAGCATCGGTCGCGGTTTCGATTACCGCCAGGAGGACCAAGCGAGTGTGGTGGAATTGGTATACACATCAGACTTAAAATCTGACGCCTTATGGATTGCGGGTTCGAGTCCCGCCACTCGTACCATACACCGGGGAAGCAAAGGTATTGACAAGTTGAGTAGCGAAAGCAAGACGATTATCGCCCAAGTGTAAAGTCTCGCTCTTCTTGGACGAGGGTTCGACTCCCTCCTTCTCCACCATATACGCCAGATTAGCTCAGTGGTAGAGCACTGCTTTTGTAAAGCAGCGGTCGTCGGTTCAAGTCCGACATCTGGCCCCATTTACAATTCCCGAATAGCTCAGTTGGTAGAGCGAGCGGCTGTTAACCGCTAGGTCGTAGGTTCGAGCCCTACTTCGGGAGCCATACACATACTATTATGCAAGTACAAGAAGAAAGTAACGGAGGCTGTTGGGCAGCATTTTATATTATCCTTTTAGCCCTTTTATGCTTCAAAGCATTTAGTGAGTAACTATAACGGGGTGTGGCGCAGCTTGGTAGCGCGTCCGCTTTGGGAGCGGAAGGCCGAAGGTTCGAATCCTTTCACCCCGACCATACACCGCGCCATTAGCTCAGTGGATAGAGCAACGGACTTCTAATCCGTAGGTCCCAGGTTCAAATCCTGGATGGCGTACCATACAGCATTATGAAAGAACTATTAAAACATATAAATGAACAGGCAGATTATTGGATTGATCTCTATAATAAGCTGCCTATTAATGATCGAAAAGAGTCTACGTCAGACTTCGCTAAAGGATCATACATGGCTTACCTAGAACTTAAACAGTACATTGAACATGACTCAAAAGAAGAAAGAAAACTATGACAGTATTGGCTGGGATGTGGGCCAGCTAGTACAATCTAAACAGAACGCATACGGAGACTCATTTGGACGTAGTGGGGAGTGTCTTAGGCAGATGTTTACTGAAGGTATCAACCCCTCTCAATATGACGATCTGTTGACTATCGCTCGCATACTAGATAAGCTATTCCGAATCGCTAACGACCCTAAAGCTTTCAGTGAGAATCCGTGGCAGGATATTGTAGGTTACGGGCTCCTGGCGATGAGACGCTACGACGAAAACAATGACGACGATTGAATGTATTAACTGTGATGTGTCAGGAGACTGCA